CTCCGTTAGACAACGAAACCGCAACATGGAACAATATTTCAAACGGTTCCGATTCTTGGTCTTCGCAGTCCAACGGATCGACCACTTGGACTCCGTTAGACAACAAAACCGCAACATGGAACAATATTTCAAACGGTTCCGATTCTTGGTCTTCGCAGTCCAACGGATCGACCACTTGGACTCCGTTAGACAACGGAACCGCAACATGGCAGAAGGCTGCTTGACCGATGGCAAATACTTACACGACGAACTTAACGCTCACTAAGCCCGAAGTTGGTGCTGATACCGACGCATGGGGTGGGCATCTCAACACCGACCTTGACACGTTGGACGGTATTTTTGCCGCTGCTGGTACAGCCGTCGCAATCAACCATACTGGCAAATCGGCAACCGTCACTGACAGTCTTTTTTACATTAAAGACAACGCCGACGCGACGAAGATTGCGCAGTTTGAAGCGGCTAGCATTACGACTGGCACCACGCGCACGTATACCTTGCCGGACGTGTCTGACACGCTGGTGTCGCTGACGGCGACGCAGACGCTTACCAATAAAACCCTCACTGCCCCAACAATGACCGCCCCCGTGCTTGGCACACCTGCCAGCGGAACGGTCACGAACCTTACCGGAACAGCGTCGATCAATATCAACGGCACGGTTGGCGCGACCACTGCTTCAACTGGCGCATTTACCACGCTTTCCGCCTCGTCCACGGTTTCTGGCACGGGTTTCTCGACGTATCTTGCGTCTCCTCCTGCAATCGGTGGAACGGCAGCGGCAGCGGGTACTTTCACGACGGCCACGGCGGCAACGGTTGTTGGAACGCACAATGCTTACGCGAACATCATCGCACTGACCGACGCCGCGACGATTGCGGTCGATATGTCGGTTACGGGTGGCAACAATTTCTCCGTGACCCTTGCGGGCAACCGTACACTTGGCAACCCAACTGGCCTTACCGCCGGTCAGAGCGGCATCATCTACGTGACGCAAGATGCTACGGGTTCTCGTACATTGGCTTATTCATCTTATTGGAAGTTCCCCGGTGGTACGGCACCAACGCTTACCACGGCTGCAAACTCTGTTGATGCTTTGGTGTACACTGTACGTACAAGCACCAGCATCACGGTCCAATCCCTCTTGAACATCGCGTGATTTGAATGGCTCTTCCGGTTGAGATCAACCCACTTCACCTTCAGACTTCAGGTGGTTACAGCGTCAGCAAATCGCTGCGCTTTCGTTCGTCTGCAAGTGCGTATTTGAGCCGTACACCAAGCGTCACAGGGAACCGCCAAACATGGACTTGGAGTGGGTGGATAAAACGCGGCCTATTAACGGGAACTGGCGCTGCCGGGCAAATCTTTGGCAGTAATTATAGCGCAGGTGGTTTTGGCGCAGCATTTGGTAATTATAGTGGTGCGGGTGTAAGCCCGGAAGTTATTGGTGTTACGCTTTACGGCGTTGGAACTGTTACCTCTACCCCTGTATTTCGTGATCCATCGGCTTGGTATCATGTTGTTCTTCGGTTTGATTCCACCCAAGCCACACAAGCCAATCGTTTTATTTTATATGTGAATGGCGTTCAACAAACGCTTTCTGCTGCTTTGAACGTAACACAAAACGCAAACTATAATGTCAATCTTTCTGGTGCGCCCCACTCAATGTTTGGCGATACGGGCGGTTATGACATTGATGGATATTTAGCTGAAGTTAATTTTGTTGACGGTCAATATTTGGCTCCTACATCGTTCGGAGCATACGACACCAACGGCGTCTGGCAACCTGCTAAGTACAGCGGAACATACGGCACGAACGGGTTCTATTTACCATTTAGTAACACGACATCCACGACCACCCTTGTCGCTGACTCTTCAGGCAATGGCAACAACTGGACGCCTAACAATATCTCCCTGACGGCGGGTAGCACCTACGACAGCATGTTGGACTCTCCCACCGTGACGTCTGCATCGGTGGCGAATTATGCTGTATGGAATGCAATTACCGCAGACAAAAACGCATCCGGCTCCGGTGGGTCAATTACCAACGCAAATTTGTATGTTACTGCCAGTGGCGGTTCTAGCGATTCTTTAACTGCAACGTCAACAATATCTTGTTTAAATGGCAAATATTACGCTGAAATTACATGTTTGGCAGTAGGAAGTGCAGGGTCACAAGCTACTTATATTTGCGTAAATGGAATTGGGTATGGCGCTGCGGTGTATTTTGCGTATGAAAAGGGTGGTCAGCATTATGATCCTACCAATGGGTGGGTTGCTGGTTGGTCTTCTTGGACAACAGGCGATGTTATTGGCGTAAGCATTGACCAAACAACATCAACCGCAAGTATTAAGTTTTATAAAAATAACGTATTGCAAGGGACGCTGACGTATTCAACGACAGCAAGTTTAACTTTTGCAACCCGTGCGCAATATAACGCTTCATTCGCCTTAAATTGCGGCCAACAGCCATTTACCTACACCCCGCCAACGGGCTTCAATGCACTGAACACCTACAACCTGCCTACGCCTGCCATTTCCAATGGGGCAAAGTATTTTGCTGCCACAACGTATACGGGCAATTTAACGGGTCAAACAATTACCAATGGTGGCAACAACACGATCGGTACGACGTTCCAGCCTGATTTAGTATGGGTAAAATCCCGTTCAGCGGCTACAGACCATAAGCTCACGGACGCGGTGCGCGGCGCTACAAAAGCATTGATTTCCGATACTACCGGGGCTGAAACTACTGATGTAACGGGCCTTACAGCATTTGCATCGAATGGTTTTACGTTAGGAGCGAGCACCGTTTACAATAATTCGGGTGCTACTTACGCTGCATGGCAGTGGCTTGCCAATGGCGCGGGTTCATCCAACACCAATGGCAGCATCACATCAACCGTGTCAGCTAACACGACCGCAGGGTTTTCTGTGGTGACTTGGACTGAACCGGCATCTGGAGCAAATACGATTGGGCATGGCCTTGGCGTTGCACCAAGCATGATAATTGTAAAAGCCCGTGGCACAACAACGAATTGGCCCACTTGGCATACGTCAATCGGTGCGGCCAATATTTTACGTTTGAATTTAACAAACGCATCTGCGGCTGATACTGGGTTTAATAGCACTGCACCAACTTCATCAGTATTCTCATCAAATTTTGGATTTAATAGTACAACCGTCGCCTACTGCTGGTCCGCCGTAGCTGGCTTTAGTGCATTTGGATCGTACACGGGTAATGGTAGTGCTGACGGTCCGTTTGTGTACACGGGTTTCAGGCCACGTTGGGTGATGATTAAAGCATCAAGCATAATTGGTAATTGGACAATCCTTGACACATCTAGAAGTACATATAATTCAATGCCGCAAATTCTTTATGCGGACCAGTCTAACGCAGAAGCTTCTGGAGCTTCCAGCGAATATATAAATGCGCTGTCCAATGGATTTAAAGTTACGTCATCTACCGCTGGGTTTAACGGTTCTGGGCAAACTTATATCTACGCCGCTTTTGCGGAAAACCCATTTAACTCTTCGAGGGCAAGATAATGTTTTTACTCAATGGCACACCACTTCCACCAGATCAGCCGTTTGAGCATGACGGCGTTCAGTACCCATCCAACTGGCTGCGTCTTTCCACACCGGAAGAAAAGGCCGCGTTAGGCATTACTGAGCAGCCTGATCCCGTGCGTCCTGATGACCGTTTCTATTGGGTAGACGGTAACAATCAAGGCACGCCAAAAGATCTAAATGAGCTGAAAGCACAATGGACCAAGCAAGTGGACCAAATTGCGTACAGCCTTCTTCTGCCAACAGACTGGATGGTTGTGCGTAAAGCGGAAGCAAATGTTGACGTACCTGCCGCCACGGCCACGTATCGTGCGGCGGTACGTGCGGATGCCAACACCAATCGCGTTGCGGTTGCGGCTTCTGCCGACGTCGAGGCGTTGATTGAAACCATCGCAGCGTTCGTATGGCCCGTCGATCCAAACGCCCCGGTGCTTGCCTAATGCAAGTTTCTGAAAACGGCGTCAATCTGGTCAAACACTTCGAGGGCTTTCAAGCCACCGCCTACCTATGCCCGGCGAATGTTCCGACCATAGGATACGGTCACACGAAAGGTGTCACCCGCGCAGACGTCGGTGTAAAGTTCGTGACCGAAGACACTGCCGTGCAAATGCTTGCTGACGACCTCGCGGAATTTGCACAGCAAGTCGAAGCTGCCGTGACCGTGCCTTTGGAGCAGCATCAATTCGATGCCCTTTGCTCCTTCACTTACAACCTTGGCGCCCAAACGCTTCGTTCAAGCACTTTATTGTCGCGTTTGAACGCAGGTGCCTACGAAGCCGTGCCTGACCAACTTTTGCGTTGGACGCATGGTGGCGGGCAGGTATTGCAAGGGCTTGTGCGCCGTAGAACGGCCGAAGCGAAATTGTGGTCCACAGGAAACTGGGAATGACATTAGTACCAATTCAGTTCCCACCCGGTTTAGAACGAAATAACACCCCGTATGATACGCCGGGTGCATGGTGGGACTCGAACTTGGTGCGGTGGCAGTCCGGTTCTCTCATGCCCATTTTGGGCAACCAAAAATTGACCTCGACTGCGTTAACAGGCGCGGTGCGAAAAATATTCGTGTACCGTGACAATGGCAATTCCCGCAACGTGCTTGTTGGAACGGATTCCAAACTTTATTACGATTCTGGTGGCTACGTCGACATCACGCCAACCAGCTTCGTGCCGTTGACCACCATTGGCGCGAACGGTGGATATGGCACGTTTGAATACGGCAAGTACACGTACGGCAATGCTCGCCCATCACCTTCGCCCGTTTATTCGCCATTTGCTTACTGGACTTTCGGCAACTGGGGTCAAGACGTCATTTTGACGGCTAATTCTGATGGCCGCTTATTTTATTACACCACGTCGACGCCTTCGACAAAACCTGTGGCGATTTCAACGGCGCCTACAGGCAATGCTGCGGTAATTGTTACGGATGAGCGGCACGTCATGGCAATCGGTCAAACCGGAGGCGGCGGTTCTGCGAGGCGCGTTGCGTGGAGTTCACGCGAAGATTACACCGATTGGAATTATTCCAGCACAACGAATACGGCGGGTTTTCTTGATCTAACGACGAAGACGCCGTTGCTTCGTGGGTTCAAAGTCAAAGAAGGCGTTCTCATATTTTCGCTGACGGACATATACCTCGCGACTTATGTTGGCACGCCTTACATTTACGGATTCCAACGTCTCAGTGATACCGAGATGTTCCACCCGGACGGCGTAGCTACATTTAATGGCAAAGCCGTCTGGCTCTCACGGCTTGGGTTCCAAATTTATTCAGGTGGTTTTGTGCAACCACTCGACTGCCCGATCCTAAACGATATAATGGCTGAATTAGACCCGAACTACGGCCCGTTTCGGATGCACGCTGCACACAACGGTGTGTATCCAGAAATCTGGTTCTTTTATGCGACCACGGGCAATCAAGAAGCCAACCGTTATGTGATCTGGAATTATCAAGAGAACTGGTGGGCATGGGGATATATGACACGGAGTGCTATGGCTACGGCCGACGTGTACAAGTACCCGTACATGGGCGACAGCGCCGGGAATATGTATCAGCACGAGATTGGCTACACCAATTCCGGTGCAAGCCGTGTTGGTCAGGTTTACGCCGAAACGGGTGCGTTGGGCTTGGGCAACGGCGACAAGACAGTCGAAGTACGGCAAGTTATCCCCGCTACAGGGACGGGTTACAGTAACCTTAATATCACATTCTATTCGCACATGACGCCAGAAGGCACGGAACGTACATTCGGGCCTTACGCCCCACGGTCCAATGGGTACACCGACGTGCGGGTTAGCGGCCGCGAAGCTCGGATTCGGTTCGCTGCATCGCAGGATGCGGACTTTGGCATTGGTAAAGTGCGGTTAGACGTGTCGGGGGGGTCTGAGCGATGAACATACAGTTCCCGATCCCACCGGGTTCCATCACGCAAGCCTTTATTATCCAAGTCCTTGACATTATTCGGCGGACATTTTTGTCCGTGATTTCCAAGGACCAATCTGCACCAAGAATCCTTTTATCCTCCCCGAACGGGACCGTATACGAGATCACCGTCTCCGATGCGGGGGTAGTTACAACGGCGATAAATAGTGGTAAAACAAGAGACATCTGACGGGCTACCACCGGACGAAATCATCCGGCGCATCGAAAAGGCGCTGGCTCATGGCGGGAATACCCACACATGGGAAGACGTCCGACAAGGTTTGCTTGAGGGAAAATTTCAAATCTTTTGGAACGCATTTGGCGTCTGCATCACCGAGATCGTGCAGGCTCCACAAAAGAGATACCTGCATTGTTTCGTAGTCGCGGGCGAATTGCCGGGAGTCATGGATTTGCAGGAAGAAGTCATTAAGCACGCGCTGACTAATTCGTGCGCTTATCTGACTACACTAGGCCGTTTAGGGTGGGAAAAAGTTCTACCAGAGTACGGATGGAAGAAATCAAAAGTGGTCATGCAGTATGACCTTGAAGGAATGTTCTGATGGGCAAATCTAGTGGCGGCGGCACGCAAACGGTTACAAACAAGACCGAATATCCAGATTGGGTAAACAACGCTGCGCAGAAAAACTTGAACGCTTCCTATCAGGTCGCCGGCAATATGATGGGCCCATACAGCGGGCAGCGTGTTGCGTCCATGACGCCAACACAAATGTCAGACATCAACGCCGTGCAGCAAAACGTCGGTTCGACCAACCCCGCTTTCGCCTACGCCCAAGGCACCGCTGCGGATTTGACCAATTACAATCCGGCCCAAGTCAATGCAGGTTCTTTGTCTGGGACTGACCTAAGCGG